AGCGACGGTTTGGACCGGCACGGCGATACGGCCATCGCGGGGGCGCTGGCCTGGTTCGCATCGCGCCAGTCTACGCAGTTCGAGTATGGATATGAGAGCGCGGTCGATCGCGTTGCCAAGAACCGGCGCCAGTCCTCGCACGACCGCGACCGGCCCGCGCGCACGATCGACCCTGGTCTTCGCGGGAGCTTGTGACCATGGCCAAGACCTTCACCGAGCTGATGCGTATCAAGAGCCCTCGCGATGCAGGCGGCAGGGCAGTTCCGCCCAAAGCGCTTACCACCGAAGTCGCGACGCCGACCGTCGGAGCGGTTCGCCAGCCGATTTCGGGCCATCCGGCCGAGGGGCTGACACCAGCGCGCCTCGCCATGATCCACCGCGCGGCTGCAACCGGTGATCCGGAACTCTACTTCGAACTGGCCGAGGACATCGAGGAGCGCGATCTGCATTATGCCGGCGTGATGGCGACGCGCAAACGATCGGTCGCACAGCTGCCGATCACGGTGACCGAGGCAAGTGACAGCCCGGTGCACAAGAAACACGCCCAATTCGTCCGCGACTGGATCGCAGAGGGCATTCTTGAAGACGCGCTGTTCGACATGCTCGATGCCATCGGCAAGGGTCTTTCGATCATGGAGATCGACTGGGTGACCATGCATGGTCGCTGGCAACCGGGCCGGTTCCTCTACCGGCCGCAGCGCTGGTTCACGTTCGACCGCGAAGATGGCGAGACCGTGCTTCTCCGGGAGGGCGCGACGGGCGTGCCGCTGGCGGGGCACAAGTTCCTGATACACCGGCATCCTTCGAAGTCGGGACTTACGGTCCGATCTGGACTGGCGCGCGTCGCCAGCTGGGCCTGGATGTACAAGCAGTTCACGCTCAAGGACTGGGCGATCTTCTGCCAGAACTACGGTCAGCCTATCCGGCTCGGCCGTTACGACGGCAACGCCACCGAGGAGGACAAGGCGATCCTGTGGCGGGCCGTCTCGCAGATCGCGGGCGACTGTGCGGCCATCGTGCCCAACGGCATGTCGATCGAGTTCGTCAGCGTCACCGACAAGAGCTCGACATCGGATCTCTACGAAAAGCGGGCCGACTGGTTCGACCGACAGATCTCGAAGGCCGTGCTCGGCCAGACGACGACCACCGACGCCGTCTCGGGCGGCCATGCCGTCGCCAAGGAACATCGCCTGGTCCAGGAAGACATCGAGCGGTCGGACGCCAAAATGATCTCGGGCACGGTCAACATGCAGCTCGTGCCCAATCTGATTGCCTTCAACTTCGGACCCCAGGATCACTATCCGCGGGTCCGGATCGGACGGCCTGACGAAGTGCCGCTCGGCGAGTTCAGCACGGCCTTCGCCGCGCTGGCGCCGCTCGGGCTGACGGCGCCCGCCGGATGGATGCGCGATCGCATGGGCATTCCGGCGCCCGACGACAGTGACGAGTTGATCGGCGGCGGTCCCGCACCCGGAGCGGCCGAACCGGGCACCATCGCCAATGCATCGGCCCGACTGCTGCTTTCTCGCCACCGTGCCGATCCGGCCGACGAAGATGTGGCGCGCCTGTCCGACCGCCTGCAGCGCGACGCCGCCGGTGCTCTGGCAGGGCTGACCGAAGAAGTGCGCTTGGTTCTGACGGAGGCCCGCACGCTCCGTGAGGCGGCCGATGGGCTTGCCGCGCTCGATCTTGACCCGACGCAATTGTCGATCGCAATGGCGCGCGGCATGGCGCTGGCACATCTGGCCGGCCAGGCCAGCCTTGTCGACGATCTGGAAACGAAACGGCGATGACGCGTCACAAGCCCGCACAGGCGCGCGAGGTCAATCCGGGGCCGATGTACCCGGTCGTGCCGCGACCCCCTTCCAGACCCGCTTCCAGAGCTTTCAATGGCCCGTTCGGGGGCGCTTAGCGATGGCGGTCGATGAAAGCGTCGAGAACCTGCCGTTTGAGGAGGCAATCGACTTCTTTCGGGAGAAGGTCAACGTCCCGACCGAACGCTGGCTCGACGTCCAGGGCGCGGCACACAGCCATGCTTTTTCGGTGGCCGGCGCGGCATCGGATGCGCTGGTCGCCGACTTCCGCGCCGAGATCGACAAGGCGCTGGCCGAAGGCACGACGCTGGATGAGTTTCGCGCTGCGTTCGATGACATCGTCGCCAGACATGGCTGGGAGCACACCGGCGATCGCGACTGGCGGGCGCGGGTAATCTACGAGACCAACATGCGCACCGCTTATGCCGCTGGGCGGTATGCGCAGCTGACGTTGCCCGAGACGCTCGCGGTCTGGCCATACTGGCAATACAACCATTCGGGCGCCGTCCATCCTCGCCGCGACCACCTGTCCTGGGACGGGCTCACGATCCGTGCCGACGATCCGTTCTGGGATGTTGCTTATCCGCCCAACGGGTTCGGCTGCGGCTGTTTCGTCATCCCGGCCGACGATGCCGATCTCGATCGCCAGGGCAAGTCACGACCCGATCACGCGCCCGACCTCGATCAGCCGGCTGGTGGCACGCGCGGCGTCGATCAGAGCTTCGACTACAACCCCGGCCGTGCCTGGCTGTCGGGCGGCCGGCCCGGCGAAAGCCTGGCGACGGGCTCGATGATGGATGCCTTCGAACGGGCGGCCGTGGACGGGTCGATCTCGGCCCGCGCGTCGCTGCCGATCGCCGACCCCGGCGATACACTGCGCGGCGCGCTCGGTCTGGAGCCCGGCGCCTTTGCCCGGGTGAGCGCCCAGACCATCCGGGACCATCTGGCACTGCGAGATCATGGCGTCGGCTTCTATGCCCGGGCGGCAGTCAGTGCACTGGATGCGGGCATTCGGCGTTCGCCCCGTGGCCTTCTGTCGGCGATCGTGACGATCGGCGGCAAGCCCCACATGGTCGGCTTCAAGCGCACCCGCAACGCCGAGTTCCTGGTCACGACCGTGCATCGGGCGCGCCCGAAACAGGTCTCGAAGGTGCTTGGCTGGCCGTTGGTGAGGGAATAGACGCGCCGCGGGGCCGGAGAGAAACCCCGTCTAGGGCGATCCGAATATGGCTCGGCGCGCTCTCGACAAGATAGGCGGGGCGGCGGTAAACGTCAAACATGGCCGGGATCACGCTGACCGTCACACTTGAGGACCGCGCCGTGCGTGAGCGCTTCGCGCGGCTCGAGCGGGCAATGGACAACACCAAACCTGTCATGGACGCGATCGGCACCGGCCTGGTGCGGTCCACCCAACGCCGTTTCGTCACGCAGACCGACCCTGACGGTGCCGCCTGGACGGCGCTCAACCCGGTCTACGCTGCGACGAAGCGCAATGCGCGTATCCTGACCGAGAGCGGAGCCCTCCGCGACAGCGTGACCCATGCTGCCGGGCGGGACACGGTCAGGATAGGCTCCAACAAGGTCTATGCGGCCATCCACCAGCGCGGCGGGACGATCAAGGCCAAGGGCGGCGGACGTCTGGCGTTCCGCATGGGCGATGCGCTGGTGCGGCCAACCTCGGTCGACATACCCGCACGGCCGTATCTGGGCATCAATGCTGGCGATCAGCGCATGATTGAACGCGTTATTGACGGGTTCCTGCGACGCGCGGCCCGCTGAACACACTGGCGTCGGCCATTCTGACAAGAGGCGGAGCGATGGCCCAAACAGGGCGTCATGGACACGCTCCTCTGTCTTCATTCCACCGCGCTTTCGACGGCCGCCTCCGCGCCGGACTGGGTCCAGCTGATCCCGGCCGGCACTTTCAACGGCGCTGACGGGCGCGGTCCCTACTCTGTCGACGACATGGACGCCATCATCGCGGCGTCGATGCGACCGGGGCAGAAACTGCCGATCGACGAGAACCACTCGACCGACATCAAGGGCGAAAACGGCGACCCCTCGCCGGCACGCGGCTGGATCGTCGCCATGGAAGCGCGAGACGACGGTATCTGGGGTCAGGTGGAATGGACCGCATCCGGCCAAGCGCTGCTCGAGGACCGTGCCTACGCCTACATCTCGCCGGTTTTCCTGGCGTCCGAGAAAAAGCCGCATCGGGTCACGCAGATCCTGCGCGCGTCGCTCGTCAACGATCCCAACCTGACAATGAAATCGCTCCACAAGAAAGGAGACGCGCCAATGGATGAAGCCATTGCCAAGGCGCTCGGCCTGAAGCCGGACGCCGATCTCGCTGCCGCGACCGCCGCGATCAGCGGTCTTCAGGCGACCCTTGCCAGCATGCGCAAGGCACTTGCGCTCGAAGACGACGCGGACGGCGATGCGGTGATCACCGCGCTCAATGCGCGCCTGAAGGCCAAGCCGGAAGAGGGTGGCAAGGACGAGGTCATCGCCGGGCTGGAAGAGCAGATCACGTCGCTCAACGCCCGGCTGACGAGCCTGACCGAAACCACTGCGAAGAAGTCCGCCATCGACGTGGTCGATGCTGCGATCGCGGCCGGCAAGCTCGTGCCCTCGCTGCGCGATCACTACATCGCGCGGCACATGAAGGACCCACACGGCGTTGCCAAGGAGCTCGACGCATTCGTCTCGATCAATGCGGGCGGGATCGCCAAGCCGCCCGTCGAAACCGAAGCCGGCGCCGTCGATGCCGCCGGCCAGGAGGTGATCGCGCTGATGGGCCTCGATCCCGAAGCCTACGCCAAGACACACAAGCAGATCATGAAGGAGTACGGCTGATGGCTGCCGTCAATGACCAGAAGATCGGCCGCCGCCAGCCCGGAACCGGGTTCGGTTTTCCGGTGCTGGCCGGCCAGCTGTTCTATGGCCGAACGCTTGTGGCCATTACGGCCGCCGGCATGGCGGTCAAGCCCGACCATGCGGACGCCGCTGTCGTCGTGGGCCTCTCCGAGGAGCGGGTCGACAATTCGACGGGCGCCGACGGCGACATCACGGTCGAGGTCGAGGGCGGCGTCTGGAACATCCCGGTTGCTGCCGCAACGGTCGCCGACATCGGGGCCACCGTCTACGCAGTCGACGACAACACGCTGCAACTGACCAATGCCGGCGGCGAGCTGCCCGCAGGCATCCTCAAGATGATCGACGCCGACGGCCACTGGGTCGATTTGGGCTGACCAGGCGCAAGGAGCCTTTTCATGGATATCAATCGTTCGACGATGGCCGCGCTGTTCACCGGTCTTTCTACGGCCTTCAACGCGCGTCTCGAGGCGACGACGGCGCACTACCAGCATGTCGCCATGACGGTGAACTCGACGACGGCCGCCAACCAGTATCCGCGCATGGACGATCTGCCCGGCTTCCGCGAGTGGATCGGCGATCGCGTCGTCCACGACCTGTCGATGCAGGCGATGATCATCGTCAACAAGGAGTACGAGAAGACGATCGGCGTCAAACGCAGCCAGATCGAGGACGACCAGCTCGGCTTTCTGTCGCAGACGATTGCCGGTTGGGGCCAGGACAGCGCCACCTTCCCCGACGATCTTGTGTTCCCGCTGCTGAAGGCGGGCGAGACCTCGGTCTGCTACGACGGTCAATATTTCTTCGACACAGATCACCCCGGCTATGACGAGGACGGCGCCGAGATCAGCGTCTCGAACCTGACCGCCGGAGCGGCAACGCCCTGGTATCTGGTCGACGACAGCCAGGTGGTCAAACCCCTCATCTATCAGACCCGGAAGCCCTTCAAACTGACGGCGATGGATGCGTTGACCGACGAGAACGTTTTCCACAAGGGGCGGTTCGAATACGGCATCGATGGCCGGGCCGGCGCCGGCTACGGACTGTGGCAGACGATCCACAAATCCAAGGCTGTGCTGACCCCCGACAACTACGCAGCCGCCCGAACGGCAATGATGGGCATCCGCCGCCGCGACGGCCGCGCCAATGCGATCCGACCGACCAAACTCCTGGTACCGCCGACGCTGGAACAGGCCGGACGCAAGCTGCTCGAGGCCGAGTTCATCGACGGCGGAGACAGCAACATCTGGAAAGGCACCGCCGAGCTGGTCGTCATTCCGGACCTGGCGTGAGGGGGCTGGAGATGAAAACGATCATCTGCAGCAGACCCGGCATGCGCCGCGCGGGCGTCGCGCATCCGGCCAGGGCCGACCATCCCGACGATGCGTTCACGGCCGAACAGTGGGAAGCGATCGATGCGGACCCTGCCTTTGCCGTCATCGATGCCAGCGACCAGGCACCGGTCCCGAGCAGCGAGGAGCGCCGCGCGGCAATCGCTACAGCCGTCGGTAAGGTCCCCGAGGGCCAGAATGCCACGGTCGCCACGGTTTCGGAGATCGCCGGGTTCAAGGTGACAGGCGCCGAGATCAAGGCCGCGCTGGAAGCGGCCAAGGAATAACCCCGAGGGGGAGGTCTGGTACGGCTCGCAAGGCTCCCAGCACTCTTTGAGGACGGTCCGACCGTAGGGGTTCAGCCCGCCTCCCCAAGTCTTTCGAGGTAGACATGTACGCGACAGCCCATGACATGATCGACCGCTTCGGTGAGACCGAGATGATCCGTCTGTCGTGTCCGGAAGACCGCACCGCGGAAACGGTGGATGCCGACCGGATCGAAACGGCCCTGACAGACGCATCGGCGTTGATCGACAGCTATCTGCGCAACCACTACGCACTGCCGGTTCAGCCCTCCGTGCCCAAGCCTCTGATCCGCGCGGCTTGCATTCTGGCGCGCCACGATCTGTCCCAGGGTGCACGCATGGAGCCGACCGAACAGATGGGCAAGGACCGCGCCGACACGATCAAATGGCTCGAGCGTATCGCTGCCAACCATGTCTCGCTCGAGATCGATCGGCGGAACGCAAGCGGTCACACGGCGACCGGCCCCGGCGCGCGCGCATCAGACCGGCAGCCGACCTTCTCGGCCGACGAGTTGGGGCGCTGGTGATGGCCGAACTGACGCCCGCAACGCTGGAGACCGCACCGATCGCAACGATCGAACAACCGATCGTCGACCGGCTGCACCTCGCCTTTCCACCGCGCAACTTCACCATTGAGCGCGTGCCGTCGACGATGACGCTGCGCGAGTTCCAACGCCATGCGCGCGCCACGCCGTTCATCGGCCTGGCCTGGCTGGGCCTCGATCCCGACGCCGCCAACAGCCGGCAGTTGAAAGCGAAGATGCAGTGGCGCGCCATCCTGATCACTTCGGCGCGCACGCTCGAGGCACGCTTCAAGGGCGATGCCCGCGACATCGGACTGGACGCCATGATCGATGTGCTCTCGCTGATCCTGAATGGCTGGACCGTCGAAGGTATCGGGGCCGTGACGGTGACCGGCGCCAAGGCGGTCTTCGCCGAGGGCAACGAGGATGACGACGTCGCCATCGCCCAGGTCGATTTCAGCGTCGCCTATGTGGCGCGGCTGGCGGCCATGCAGTTCAAGACGGCGGCTGACCTCGCGGCCATCGACATTCAATGGCTGGCCGGCAGCGAAACACCGCCGGCGACCGGAACCCAGACGCTTGAACAGAACCAAGAGGGCTGACCATGGCCAAAGACAAACTGCGCCTGAAACCCGCACCCGGCCGCACGGTGCCGCTCGAGGACGGCTCGGCATGGCCGACCAAGTCCAGCGGTCGCGACCGCAACCCAGCGCCCACCGAAATCGCCGTAGTCTCGAGCTCTTACTGGCGACGCCGCGTTCGTGTCGGCGACGTCATCGACCTTGATGCCGAAGCGGCGCACCGCGCCGGAGAAGCCAAGGCGCAAGAGGGTGCTGACAACAAGAAGGGAAGCAAGTGATGGACCCGATCACCTTCGATGAAATCCCGTTCGACTGGCTCGAGCCCGGCACCTTCCTCGAGGTTCGGCCCAACTATGCCGATGTGGGCATCCTGCCCTACCCGGCGCGTGTCCTGATCGTTGGCCAGAAGCTGGCGGGCGGCACGTTGGCGGAAGGTCAGGTGCGTCAGGTCACCCGCGCGGGCGAGGCCGAGCAGCTCTTCGGTGCCGGCTCGATCGGCGCTGAACAGGTCAACGCCTTCCGCAAGGCCAACACGGTGACGCCGCTCTTCGTCACCGCGCTCGAAGACGCCGCCGGTGCGGTCAAGGCAGCGGGCACCGTCACATTCGCAGGCACGGTCCCCGCGGCGACCGTGCTGCGTTTCCGCATCAACAACCGCCAAGTGCGGATCACGGCCGGCACGGGTGACGCGGTCGCCGACATGGCCTCCGCCCTGGCCGACGCGATCAACGCGGAAACCGCACTCCCGGTGACTGCGGCGGCGGCGGCAGCCGTGGTGACCGTCACCTGCCGGCACGGCGGAGAGGTGGGCAACGAGATCGACCTGCGTGTCGATACCAAGGCGCAGCCGGTGCCGGACGGTCTGACGGTCACGATCGCCGGCATGTCGAACGGCGCCGGCAACCCGGACGGCCAGGCGGCGCTCGATGCGGTCATCAACGACTGGTACACGCAAGTGCAGTGGCCGTGGAACGACGCGACCAACATGACGGCGCTCGCCACAGACATGGCGCGGCGTTATCAGGCAATGAGCAAGCTCGATTGCCATGCCTTCGTCGGCAAGCGCGGCACGTTCGGCGAACAGATCACCTTCGGCGCGCTGACCAACTCGCCGTTCATCACGAAGTCCGGCCTCGACAGGTCACCGTCGTCTCCCTGGGCGCTATCGGCGGTCTGCTGTGCGGTGGCCACGTTCCACCTGACCAACGACCCGGCCCGCCAGCTCAAGTCGCTGCCCCTGCCCGGGATCACCGCCCCCGACGAGGTCGACCGCTTCACCGAAGAGGAGCAGAACCTGCTTCTGCAGGCCGGGATCTCCACGTTCGACCATCTGCCGGACGGCACAACCACGATGAGCCGTATCCGCTATGACTGGGCGGCCTATGTGTCGCTGCTCTACCCGCGCGCCAAGCTGATCGCCGACGAGGACACGGCGGCCTTCATCTCGCCACCGGGCGAGCGGAACGCCGGCGAAGGCAATTCCGTCGTCACACCCAAGCGCATGTACGGCTCCTGGGCCGGCCGCTGCCGTCTCTATGCCGACCGCGTCTGGATACAGCAGGCCGAGCGGACGATCGCCGAGAGCGTCTTCCAGATCGATCCCGATGACGACAACCGGCTCAACGCGCGCCAGCAGGTGAAGATCGCGGGCAATCTGATGGTGCTCGCCGGCGCGTTGGAATTCCAGGTCTAGGAAAGGACTGACCCATGCAGGTACTCGGCATCGTCGATATCGTTTGGCGGGGCATGAACGTTCCCGTCGAAAAGGGCGCCAAGATCAAGGTGGGTGGCATCCAGAACACGGGTGTCACCTACGGGCGCAAGGTCGGCCGCGCCCAGGAGTTCGTCGGATCGGAGGTGACGGCGACCACCAACCTGGAGCGCGGCCAGCGCTTCTCCGAATTGTGGACCGAGGCCGAAGGCGAATTGCAGGTCCTGTGCGACACCGGCCAGACGTTCGTGATGGCCGACGCATTTCTTACCGAGCGCCCCGATATCACCGGCGGCGAAGGAGGCAAGATCGAGCTCAAGTGGATGGCGTCCGCCCCCGAGGAGATCCTCTAACCGGCCGCTGAACCATCCCTGAACGCGCAATGAGGAGCCTTTGATGGGCAAGACACAGATCGATCTGACCAATGACGCGCCGGTCATTGACGAACGCGAGGAGCCGATCGCAACCAGCGATGCGGTGATTGCCGAGGACGCCAAGCCAGAGGACGATGTGATAGACGAGGATCTCGACCCTCGCGACCAGCTGCCCAAGGGCGCCGTCGTGAACGCCGACGGTTCGGTCACCATCACCCTGTCCCGGCCTGTGACGCTGAAGACCCGGAAAGAGGGCAAGGTTCGCGAGAAGCATTTCGGGACGCTGACGCTGCACCGCATGACGGGCGCGGACATTCGCGCCATCAACGGAGTGGCCGAAGAGCACCGCGTGGTCACGGGGCTGGCGCGGTCGACGCGGACCAACCAGGCGGTGATGAACGGTCTGTTCGACCGGATGATCGATTACGACATCATGCAGGCCGGGCAGGTCCTCAACCATTTTTTGGCCAGTGGCCGGACGATTACGACGCCCGCTTCGGGGTGATCGCCGAGGCGACAGGCTTTTCAGCCGACGAGATCGAAGCGTTCGATCCGGGCCGGCTTGCCTTCTGGTGGGGGTGCGTGATGGCCGGCCGCAGGCTCCAAAAGGAGTGGAAAGGGTAGGCCCATGTCGACCATGACGATGGACGTCCTGGTTCGCCTCCGCGACCGGCTGTCCGGCGGACTTGGCCGGCTTCAGCAACGTTTGAGCGGGCTCGGCCGGTTCGCCCGGCAGGTCGGCGCCGTGGGTGGTCTTCTCGCCGGGTTGTCCTTCGCGGGCCCGGCCAATGAGGCGGCGGCGTTCGATCAGGTGCTGCGTGACACGGCCGTCACCGCCGGGGTCGCCGCGACAGAGGTGTCGACATACATCGAAACAACGACAGCCTTGTATGAGAGCCTGGCTCTGGCGACGGGCCAGTTCTCGCGGTCGATCGGCGATGCCGCCGGGCAGCTGAAGGCTGCGGGCATGGATGACGCGCTGATCGACCAGATGCTCGCGCCGATCAGCCGCGTTGCGACCGCCACCAGTTCGGAGATCACCGACATTGCCAGCGTGGCCTTTGCACTGTCGGACGCGCTGGAAGTGCCGGCCGACCGGATGGAGGACGCGCTGGGCCAGCTGGTGATCGCCGGCAAGGAGGGCCGGTTCGAGCTCAAGGAGATGGCCAAGTTCTTCCCTGCCCTCACCGCGCAGATGCAAAAGCTCGGCGTGACCGGCCATGAGGCGGTCGCCGTTCTGGGCGCCGGGCTGCAGATCGCCATGAAGGGCGCTGCCGATCCGGCCCAGGCGGCGAACAACTTCCGGAACTTTCTGGCCAAGATCGCCTCGCCGGACACGATCAAGCGGTTCAAGGAGGCCGGTGTCGATATCGTCGCCGTGATGCAGGACGCGGTCTCCAAGGGCATCAACCCGGTCGAGGCGGTGATCGCCAAGACCCAGGACCTGACCGGCGTCGGCGCCGATGCGATCCAGGGTTACATGGAACAGGCCGAGGCCATGGGGCTGTCGGGGGCTGACGCGCTCGACCATGTCCGGGAAAGCCTCGAGAAGATCGGCGGCGCCGAAAAACTCTCGCAGCTCTTTGGTGATCAGCAGGTGCTGGACTTCCTGATCCCGATGATGGCGAACCTCGAGGAGTACAGGCGCATCCGCGATGCAGTAGCGGCGGGTGACCGGTCCGTCATCGGTGCCGACTTCGCGACCCAGATGGCGGGGCCGCAGCGGCAAAGGCTGATTTTCAACGAGATCATGACCCAGCGGTCCCGGGACCTGGGCGATGCCTACAATGCCTGGCTGCCGACCGTGAACGGGCTCCTGATGCAGTTCACCGAATACATTGCGCGGCTCGACAACCGATTTCCCGGCGTGCGCGAACAGGTGCTGTCGTTTGCCGCAGCGGCATCAATCGCTGCGGCCGGGCTGGGCGCGCTCGGCTTCGTGCTGCCGCTGATCACGGCCGGGTTCGGCCTTCTGGCGTCGGCAGCCGCCCTGATCCTGTCCCCGGTAGGGCTGGCGATCGGCCTGCTCGCGTGGGGCGCCGTCGAGATCTACAAGCGTTGGGACGATCTGGCGCCCTGGTTCGCCAAGCAATGGGACCGGTTGAGCGATGCCGGCCGCAATGCCTGGCGCGGCATCCGCCGGCGGGCCGGCGATGCCTGGCGATGGATGCGTGCCACGTGGACGCGGCTGGCACCCATGCTGGGGGCACAGTGGCGCCGGGTTCGCGCAACGACGGCCGACGCATGGAACGGCATCCGGGCCAGCGCTGCCGGGGCTTACGACTATCTAACCGACACGAGCCGGCTGCAGACCTGGTCGGACCGCGTGACGTCCATCGCCGCCGATGTGCGCGACGGGTTGGCGGAACTTGGCAGCGGTGCCCGGGCGGGTTTTGCCGAGCAACTTCCGGGGATCTTCGAGCGCTGGGGCGCGGCCGGCGAGCAGCTCGGCGAGTTGGGCAGCGCGCTCGGCCGGCTGCTGCGTTCGCTGAAGGGGCTGATCGCGCTGGTCGACGTCGGTGTCGACGAGGGATCGCTGGAGGCGTTCGGTGAATGGTTCGGAAGGTTGGCCGGCGGCGTCGCCAAGCTGACTGGCGCCTCGGTCGAGGCGGCCCTTGCCGTGCTGACAGCCCTGGTCGAAGGCGTGACGGCGTTGAGCAATTGGGCACAGGGTCAGCCGATCGACTGGCAAAGGCTGCTTGGTTCGGGCGCTGACGTGTTCGAAACCGCGCTGGGCTGGCTGCGCGATCTCGATCAGCTGTTGCAAGACTTGTCGGGCTTCGAATTCTCGCTCGACTGGAGCAACGCCATCCAATGGCCCGAGCCGCCGACCTGGTGGAAGCGCCTGTTTGGCGACAATGCGGGCGGCAACAGGCTGCCGCCTGGCACAGTGCTTGCCGATCCGACCGCACCCGTCACGGCTGCCGGCAAAGCAGCCCGGCTGGGTGCCGCCAACCAGAACGATCCGATGCCGCGGCTCGATCTGCCGGCCGGTGTCATGTCCCGCATGACAGGCGATGGGGTGACGATCGGCTTCGAGCCGCAGCAGCACGATGTCAACGTCGCGACCGAGCACAATGTGAACGCGACGATCAAGATCGACGGCCCGGGCCGCGTGGTCCAGCAGTCGGTCAGCAGGACCGGCGAACGGATCGACACCGGACGCGCCGTTGTGGGGCCGTAGCCATGAGCCTTGACGCGACCGCCGGCCTGTTGCCGGGCCTCCTGCCAGCGGTCTATCGCGGCATCACTTTCGACATGCCGGACACGACAACACGGCCGGGCCGGCGGATCGCCGAACATCTCTTTCCCGGCCTCGACCATGCCGCCTATGACGATCTGGGCGCGGCGCCCGAGGAACTGTCGGTCAGTGGCGTGATCATCGGGGACGACCATGCGAGCCAGGCACAAAGGTTGCGGTCGGCGTTCGCCCAGCCCGGTCCGGGCACACTCGTACACCCATGGTTCGGGCCGCTCACGGTCCTGCCCGCAGAGCCGGCCGAGATCTCGCTTGCCAGCAACGAACTGCGCGTCGTGCGCTTCTCCGCAACGTTCAAAGTGCTGCAGTCCGGTCGCCCGCGCAACGCGTCAGGCGCCGTCGCCAGCATTGCCTCGATCGCGATCGCTCTGGTCTCCGCGGCGCTTGTCGGCGGCGGACCGTCAGTGGGCGGCGCCCGTCGCCCGGTGCGCCGTATTGCCACCCTGATCCAGTCGAGCCGGCTGCATGCCCGCGGCCTCGTCGTTCCGACAACCGGCGAAACCGAGCCGCTCGGCGCCATCGCACGGTGGACACGGGCCGAAGTGGATGCGCGCGCCAGCGAGGTTGGCGCGACAACAGCACCGGTCGCTCCTTCTTCAGAGCCAGGCCCGATCAATGTGAGCGACATGCGGGCGCGCATTCGTGCGCTGCATGAGGACCTGCGCGCGACGGCGCGGATGTGCATCGCGGCCGCCGACGATGCCCCGGCCGAGGCACCTTTTCTTCATCGCGGCGCTTCCATCCTTGTCGCTGAAGCGGCGCGGCTTTTTGCGCATGACATGCCCGACGATCGGGCCCAGGCGATCGCGGCGCGGGACGGCTTCACCACCGTGCTGCGGGCGATCCGGGGCGGCTCGAACGCGATGGAGATGCGGGCGAGCCATCACGACATGGAGCGCCAGGCAGCATTGCTGGAGGCGGCTATCGCCGCCGACATCAACGAGATCATCGGACGCTTGCCGCGCTCATGGTCCATGTCGCTTGAGGACGACGGCGACGCCTGGCTGATCGCCCATCACCTGTTCGGCGACACGCCGGACGCGGTCGAGGCGGGCTATGCAGCGATCGTCGACCGAAACCGGTTGCGGCACGCGGCGTCGATCGAGGCGGGAAGCCGGCTGGAGATCGAACGGTGAGGGTTCATGCCGATACGCCGACCCGGTCTTTCCGTCTCGAGATCGAGGGCGCGGGAATGTTCGATGAGTGGACAATCGCCGAGGTCAGCCGTGACCTGCGCGACTTCAGCGGCGCCTTCAGCTTCTCGTTGCGCGATGCGACACGGTCGATCGCCACCTTCGACTGGGCGTCGCCACCGCTGCTGTTTCGTCTACGGCCGGGACCGGCCGTCAAGGTCTTCGTCGATGGCGCGCTCGAGCTGGCGGGATGGATCGAGACGGTCAACCCGGTCGTCGAGGCCGACTACGCCGAAGTGACGATCTCGGGCCGTGACAAGGCTGGCGACCTGATCGATTGCGCCTGCGCACCGCACGGTCCGGGCGAGTTCACGGACATCAAGCTCGAAGACGCGGTCCGGCGGATCGCCGATCCGTTTGGCGTCACAGTCCGGACGGAGATCGACACCGGCGCGCCCATCGCCCGCTACCCGCTCGGCGTGGCGGAGACCGCATTGGGCGCAATCGAGAAGTATGCCCGCCAGAAGCACGCCCTCGTCCTGTCTGACGGTACGGGCGGGATCGTGCTGACCCGGACCGGCGCGACACGCGCGCCCGGCGACCTGACGCTGCCGGGCAACATGCTGTCGTCGAGCTGCGTCTTCAGCCATGCCAACCGGCATTCGGAGACGATCGTGCACGGCCAGCCGGAGAAGGCCCGCCACGCCCGCGATGGTCGAGCATCGCCGCTGGTCGCCGGCGAAGCGCCGGTTGCACCCGGAGCGCGCGCGGCCGGCGACGGCACAGCTACCGATCGGGAACGGCGCGGCATAACCCACAAGGGCGTTGCGACCGATCCCGAGATCCGCCGGTACCGGCCGAAGGTGCATCTGTCCAAAGCGCAACCGGATGATGTCTCGGCCCACGATGAGGCCGACTGGCGAATGCGGACCGCACGCGCCGAGAGCGAGGAACTGCAGACGACCGTCTGGGGCTATGGGGTCGATGGCCGCCCGTGGCGTGTCAACCAGCTCGCCTTCGTCGATGACGCATTTCAGGGCATTGCCCGCGACATGGTCATCGCCCGGACCGACAAGAGCTATGACGAGGACGGACGCCTGACGGCCCTTACCCTGAACTCGCCGGAGGCGTTCGACAAGGCGCCCGTCGCCGGGCGACGCAGCAACGTGCAGCGGAGCCGCAAGACGGGCAGCGGGTCTGGTGGCACGAGCCAGAGCGGCCCGTTGGACGGCACCGCAAGGGCGCTTTGAGGGAGTGTTGAAAGATGGATGAGACCACCGCGAATGCACTGCGATCGATGATCCGGCGCGTCAACCTCAAGAACATCAGCGACGACGGCGAGAAACAGACCGCGAGCGTCGAGGTGGCCGACGGTGTCTGGCGACACGATGTGGAGATCGAGCAGCCCTACGGCTTTGCATCGTCGGTCCCCGAGGACGGTGCGATCGGCATCGCATTCGCAGTCGGCGGCGACGAGGGCAACCTGACCGTTCTGCCGGTCGGTAACCCGTCCAAACGCATGGGCGGCCTCAAGCCCAACGAGGTCGGCGTCTACAATGCGGACGGCGACAAGCTGGTCCTCCAGCCGGGCGGCAATCTGGACATCCGAACCGGTGCCCGCGTGACGATCGCCACCGATGCCGGCGTCTTCATCACGGCGCAGGTGCTGTCGGTCGATGGCGACATCGAGGCGACCGGCGACATCTCCGACAAGAACGGCGCGATGCAGGAGATGCGCGACACCTACAACCAGCATGGCCACCCCGGCGGCCCGCCGCCAGACCCGCTGCAGGAGTGACATCATGGCCGCCGCCATCCTAACCGACTGTTGCGCGCGCGCGTAGCTTGCAACCATGTTTGACGCCGCCCTCATCTTCGATCCGGCGACACGCCGGTGCGATTGCGCGCTCGGCGACGATGGCGATCTTCTGATCGACGAGACCAGCGTGACCCCGATGCTGATGTCAATCGGCCTCGACCGCCGTGCGGATCCCGACGACGATCTCCCCCAGGGCGTCAGCAGTTTCCTGACCCCGTCCTCTTTCACCGAACGGCGCGGTTCGCCATGCGACGCGCTCGATGCGGACGGCGACCTTGCCGGTTCCCGCTGCTGGCTGCTGGATCGCGCCAAGCAGACGGAAACCACGCGGCGGCTCTATGCTTTCTGGCTGGCCGAGAGCCTATCCTGGGCCGATCGCGAGCTCGGCGCGCCGGCAGAGATCGCCGTGTGGTGGGCTCGCCCGCAAACGCTTGCCTGGCGCGTCCGGATCGACGCCGAGGAAATCGAAGCCGCGCAATCCCTCGGTGCCTCGTCATGAGCTGGCCGGTCCCCTCTGCCAGACAGCTTGTCGCGCGCATGGCCGGCGCTTTGGAGACGGCGATCCTCAAGGCTCGGCCGAACGCCGAGCCGCTGGATGTTTCACGCGCGGTCCGGTCGGCACGCGGGGTCTTCGCCATGGTGCTCCGATCGGTTGCGCTCGAGATCCGGTCGTTGCACGATCACATCCGCTGGTGGGCTCGCCAGTGGTTTGTCGATACCGCCGATCACGCCCCGATCATCTCCCGGCACGCCGATGTCTGGGGGATCGCGCGGCGGCCTGCAACGGCTTCCAGCGGCACTCTGACGGTGCTTGGTGATCCAGGCACGGCGATACCCCAAGGCACCGTGTTCGCCGCCGGCGGCGGCGTTCTCGTCTCGACATTGTCCGTTGCAGAGATCGCAGGCGACGGCGCTGTCCCGGTTTCGGTGACAGCAACGGTTGAAGGTGAAGCCGGAAACCTGGAAGAGGGTGTCCGGCTGGCCCCATTACCGGTCCGGGCGGGCATCGACCGTGCCGAAGTTGCCGCAGGCGGGCTTGCCGGCGGCTCCGACATAGAAAGCCTCGAAAGCTGGCAGGCGCGCACCCTCGATCACATTCGCGAACGGCCGCACGGCGGAGCCGGCTTCGATTATCCCAAATGGTTGGCAGAGGCGTTTCCCGTTCATGCGGTCAAGGTGCTGCCCGACTGGATCGGACGGGGTTCGGTCGGGGTCGTCGCCTCGATGGCAGATGGCGGGGTCGGCCGACAGCCCAATGCCGACGAGCTTGACGCGATGCTGGCATATCTTGGCGCGCCCGGTTCGGCGCTTGGCGTCCGTCCCGTGACGGCGCATGTTGTTGTGCTGGCTGCCACCCCGGCACCCCAGGCACTCACAGTGCGCCTCCGGCCTGACACGGTCGCCAACCGGATCGCGGTCGAAGGGGCCTGGAACGGCTTTCTGGCGACGCTGGGCGATGAGTTGGACGAGGGCAACGACAGCCCCATCGGCGCATTCATCGAGCCGTCCCGCCTGTCCGAGGCGCTTTCGGCCGCCGAGGGAGAATACGCCCACGATCTGATCGTGCCCGCGGCGCCGGTCCAGCTTGAACCAACCGAGTTTGCCACGCCCGGCGTGCTGACCTTTGCGGAGGTGGCGTGATGCGCTCGGTCGCCCAGATCGTCTTCGCCATGGTGCGGCGACTGCCGCGCGGCTTCGCGCTTGGGACGCGGGGCGGCGTGTTCGATGCGCTGCTGGAAGGCCCGGCTTCCGGATTGGCCGACGCCGAGGCGGCGGCGGCCTCTGTCCTCGATGAGCTCGATCCGCGCACGGCCGAGGTTCTGCTGCCGGATTTCGAGCGGATGCTCGGACCGGACCCGTGCGGTCAAGATGCCATGACGCTCGAGGAGCGGAGGCGTCAGGCGCACCGGCGCTGGACGGCCAGGGGCGGGCAGTCGATCCCCTACTTCGTCTCCATCGCGGCGACGCTCGGTGTCGCCATTCAGATCGACGAGTTCTGGCCGAGCCGGACGGGCAATCTGCGCGCCGGACACCGGCTGATCCCCGAAGGCGAACAGTTCGTCTGGCGCGTGCGCCTGGCCGAGACACGGAATTGGCACTTCCGCGCCGGCCGCAACCGCGCTGGCCAGCCTCTGGGCGACTTCACACGTTCGGCGATCGAGTGCGTGCTGCGCCGGCTGAAGCCGGCACACACGACGATTGTTTTCTCTTACGTCCTTGATCAGGGAGGCGGCTGATGGACCGCGTCAACGGAGCCAACTGGGTCGATATCGGCGGCGGCAATCGCGGGTTTCGCGACGAGGACGTGATGGCCGGGGTGACGGGTACCGACGTTCCAGCAGCATGGCTCAATGCGCTTCAGGAAAACGTGCTGACGGTCATCGAAAAGGAAGGGCTCGCCGGTGACATCGACGACTGGGAACTGCTGTGGAAGGCGCTGCAGATTGCCCGCGCGCAGAGCGGTGCCTATCGCTCGGCCGAGGCCTTCGCCAACGATCCGCCAGGTGCGCCGCAAGCGGGCAAGACATGGATCGTCGGCGCGGCGCCGACCGGCGCATGGGTTGGCCATGAAGACGAACTGGCCGAATGGAGCGGCACCGGCTGGGCGTTCGTTGCACCGACGCCATGGATGCTCATTGGCCTTGCCGATCGCACCGACTGGCGCTGGGATCACACACTTGCCGAGCCGGCGTGGGTTCATTGGTCGGCAACCGAGCAGATTGCGGGGCCTGTCAGAAAGGCAACGGCCGAAGAAGTCGGCGAAGGGATTGCCGACAATCGGTATGTCGCGCCGGTCGATCTGCAAAGCCGGTTTGCCGATGTGCTGTCGTCCGGGAACATGCTGATCAACGCCGGTTTCGACATCAATCAGGAAGAGTTTGCCGGCGGCGTGGTCGCTGCGGGCGATTATGCGATCGACGGATGGGGGGCGCCATCGGGCGGCGCAGCAGCGGACTTGAGCTTCGCCAACGGCGTTGCCACGATTTCCGCCGGCCGCCTGAAGCAGGTGGTCGAGGACCCCGGTTCGGCGCTGGGCGATATCACGTTGACGTGGAGCGGCTCGGCGTTGGCAAGCATAGATGGCAGTGTGCCCGCTGCATCGCCGGTCTCGGTCAATCATGGCGGCGGACCGATCTCTGTGGAGTTCACGGCCGGAACGGTGACACGGCCAATGCTGGCCCTCGGAGACAATCCGGTCCCGTTTCGAGCTTGGCCGCGATCCATCGAAAAGCTGCGTTGTCACCGCTTCTTCTTCAAGAACACCGATGATCTCGACCATTACGTACCCAGCAATGCAGCCATCTACTATGGCCTCGGCTTCCGGTACTACATTCCTTTCCCGACATCGATGCGTGTTCCGCCGGTCGTCACCATCACATCATACGAGATCGCCGACCGAGCCGGCTCGCCGCCAAACCCGCGCAGTGACTTTGCTGGCGTAACGATCCGCGTCGATGTGGCTGCCGGCAACGGCATCGTCGCAGTCGCCAATGTCCGCTTCACCGCCGACGCGCGGCTGGCGTTATAGGAGGGCCTCATCATGGATGCTCGATACGATTTGGACGGCCAGATCATTCTCATCAACGATGACGGCTCTCAATCCTTCCTGCCAAGCGCCGAAGGCGACACGCCGGCCCACGCCCGGCTGCGCGCGTTTCTTGACGATGGCGGCCAGATCGAGGCGTACCAAGGTCCGGGCCTCGATGCCGCCAAGGCCGATGCGGTGCGTCGCGCCATCGCGCGAGCCGACGCCTTCACGGCGCCGATCCTGTCGGCCTATCCGGAGGCCGAGCGGGCCGGATGGGACAAGCGCGAGGCCGAGGCGCGCGCGATCGTCGGCGCCGCCGACGCCGATGGAAACGTGACCGAGGCGATCGGCGCGACGCTGATCGTCAAGGCGATGGCCGAGGCGGGCGGCTGGTCGCAGGCCCAGACGATCGAGAAGGCACGCGGCATTCTGGCCAAGGCGACCGAGTTCGCGGCGATCTCGGCGGCTGTCGAGCTGATGCGCGAGCGTGCGATGGCGGCGATCGACGCGGCGGCCGACGAGGCGGCACTCGCCGCGACGCTGGAAACGCTGGACGGCGAGGCGACGGCCCTTGCTGCGCAGCACGGGCTGGCGTGAGTCCGTGAAGAGCCAATGTCAGATCGGCGCACCGTTGACTTCGATTGTGTAGATCCGCTCGGCGTGGCGTTCGGCCTCAACGCTCAGATGGCCAATCGCCTCCATGAGGTGTTCGATGGCCGCTGTCTGGTCACCGCGCTCAAGCGCGCTCCTAGCAGCCTTGACGGCCTGATCGGCGTCATAGGCGCCCTCACACATCAACGGAGAGGGTCGTTCTTCCTGGTCCGGTTCGCTCATCGGGCACTCCTCGTCTGGCCACCTTAGTTCCGGGTGGCTGGAGCGTTGGAGCGCTCCAAGCGACGGGCCAAGTTTGGCGACCAGACCCGTCCGATGCACCCAAGAGATAACACCGCACCCGGCTCGCTTTCGCAAGCAGCGCCGAGCGTGTCTGATTCTCTCGGAGACCGACAGCCATGTTGAGCCCCGTCGACCCGGTTCATCCACCCGCCGCCTATCTGGGCGGCAAGCGATTGTTGGCCAAAGCCATTGTCCAGCGCCTGTGTTCGATCGAGCATGACGGCTATGCAGAGCCGTTTGTCGGAATGGGCGGCGTGTTCTTCCGCCGTGCCCAAAAGCCCAAGACCGAGGTGATCAACGACATCAACGGCGAGATCGCGAACCTTTTCCGCATCCTGCAGCGGCACTATCCGCAGTTCATTGATTGCCTGAAGTTCCAGATCACCAGCCGGCGGGAGTTCGAGCGATTGTGCGGCAGTGATCCGGCAACGCTAACCGACCTCGAACGGGCGGCGCGGTTCATCTATCTCCAGAAAACGGCCTATGGGGGCAAGGTTGTCAGCCAGAGTTTCGGCGTCGACAAGCATGGCGGCGCACGCTTCAATCTCTCGCGCGTAGGCCCGCTTCTGGAGGACATTCACGAGCGCCTGACCGGCGTCGTCATCGAATGCCTGACCTGGTCGGAGTTCATCAGGCGATGGGACCGTCCCGGCATGCTGTTTTATTGCGATCCGCCCTATTTCGGGAACGAAGCCGATTACGGCCCCGGCGTCTTTGGCAGAGAGGATTTTGCTGCACTGGCGACGGTGCTGCGCGACCTGAAGGGCCGGTTCGTGCTGTCGATCAATGACACTCCGGAGATCCGTGAGACTTTTGCCGGCTTCGAGTGCGATCCCGTCGATTTGCGTTACTCAATCGCCGGCGGGAGCGGGACAAGGGCGCATGAACTCATCATCTCCGGTTAGAGCAAGAGCAAGGCCACTGGTGGCGAACCATGTCGTTGAACCAAGTGTTAACCCCGTTCTAGGAAGATGGACTGGGGACGGGCTTCGATGAACAGACTTTGGTTCGGTGACAACCTCGGGATACTGCGCGACCATGTCGGCGACGAGAGCGTCGATCTGGTTTATCTCGATCCGCCGTTCAACAGCAAAGCCAACTACAACGTCCTCTTCCGCACTCCGGATGACGACGCGGCGAGCGCCCAGGTCGAGGCGTTCCGCGATACCTGGTCATGGGGCGAAGAAGCGCAATGGTCACTTGACGAGATCATGCGCTCGGGGGGAGATGTTGCAACTCTGATCCGTGCGCTGAGCTCCGCGCTCGGCAAGAGCGATATGATGGCCTATCTGGTGATGATGGCCCAGCGGTTGGCCGAGCTGCGCCGGGTCCTGAAGCCGACCGGTTCGCTCTATCTGCACTGCGATCCGACCGCCAG